TTACACCCGGCGAGTCTTGAAGATGAGGACCAGAGTGACTATCACCAGGATAGCGCCGAGGGCAATCACGACCCAAACCCACATCGGAGTTGGTGGTGCTGGTGTTGGGCCTGGTGCTGCTGCTGGTGCCGCCTCAGTCAAGAAACTGAAGGTAGCAGACCAGTCACTCGGCGCTGGCTCGACGGACATCACCCGCCAGAAGTAGTTGGTGCTGTAATCCAGCGCACCATCGTACTCGAAGGCGGTGGTAGTCACATCAGCCTCTTTGACCACCTGGGTCATAGCCGCGTCCTTAGCCAGGACGAACTTGTACTTCGTGGTCTCCTTGAACGGTGACCAGGAGAAGGAAACTGGCTTTACCGGAATGCCGAGGCCGCCGTTGTTAGGTGCCAGCAACTGCACGCCGTAGTACGGAGTGCTTACCGGCAGGCCAGCCTTGACTGTGAAGCTCCTGACTTCAGACCACGGGCTGCGGATATCTTGGCCAGTAGCGCACTCGCGCACCTTGACACGCCAGTAGTAGGTGTGGCCGCATTCAAGCTGACCATAAAATGCTACGGCCGAACCCATTGCCTCTTCATCACTTTCTGCGTCTTCCGCAAAGGAACCGCCAGCCGGTATGTAGGCGCATGGCGCGGTGATGTCAGCTGGTCTCAAGCCGCCGCAGGTGCTCTCGGCCACCCAGTCGAGCACCTTTATGGTGAATTCAGCGCTCTTGGCGATCTCGATGTCGTACTCGCTAGCCACGCAGAGCTGCTCCCAGCACAGGTTGACTTCCTGAGCCCTACCGGAGACCGGGTCGCAGCCGATGAGCGTCTTATCCGCGGTAATCAGCGCTGGGCCCTTCTTGGCTACGCAGTCGGTGAACGCCCAGAGCAGACCTGATTGGGTTACCGCAGGGATCGTCGTGAAAGGCAGATTCCATAGAACGTGAGTGGTGGCGTTGTAGGCCGCGTTGTCAATGGCGTACAGCGTGGTATCGGTCTCCAGCGTGCAGCAGCCGCAGGCTTTCAGCGATGACGGCTGAAGCGTGAACTTTACAAATAGCGGAGCCTTCTCCAGGCCTACTGTCAGGCGGTCCCAGGCGATGCCCGGCTTGGGCATGCCGGAGAGCGGACCGTACTTGCCGGTGCCACCGCTACCGGAGCCAATGGTGCGCCAGACACCAGTGGTATTATCACTGGCATCAAAGCCTGCTGAATAGAGGGCTTCGCCGGTGAAGGCCAGCACCAGACCGTACTGGGGCTCTTGAATCGGAGCAGGGCAGCCGATGGCGCCGTTAGCGGCGTCCATCATGTCGGTGTCAGCCCACCTCTGTTGAGCTGCCGCGCTGTTGCGGTACACCGAGCCGCCAGCTGCACCCGTATCGTCGATGAAGTAGGTGTTGTTGTCCTTGAAGGCAGGGTGGAAGGCGACATGGACATCGCCATAGAACGTTGTCCTGCCGGCCATGCTCTGTACCGTGAACGACGGGTTGTCGGTGTTGAAGTTACCGGCGTAGGACACAGCATAGAGCGTGGAGTGATAGGCAGTAGCAGCACCGACAAGCACCTTGCCCTCGGGATAGGCGGCGATGGTATGAGCGCCGTATATTACCGGGTCAACGCTGGACAGCGTTGTTGACCAGGCAGTGCCGGTGTACGGCATCTTCTGCACCGGTCCGTCAGGGCTCAAGAAGTACATCACGGTGCTGGACTCGAAGGTGAAGTCCTGAATCGGGTCTCTCACCGTTATGTTCGCCCAGTAGTCGCCGTAGTCAGGTGACCAGGCAGCTGTGCCTCTAGTGGCTATCTGGTTTGTGTCATAGACGCCCCAGGCGACGATTTGACCGGATGGGTCGGCGCAGTAAGGCACAATTCGGAGCAGAGCGTGGTTGGTCTGCGTCACGTTGCAGCTTGCTGACGTGACGCGGGTGAGCACTCTCTCCCAGAAGATGCCTACCGGCAGCGCTGGATATGGCGACACCACTTCGGTGTTGCTGCTGGTGCGCCAGACGCTGTCAAACCCGCCACACCTATAGCCCGTACCATATGCGTCATATAGGTTGACCGAAGCCAGGTAGATGGTCTTGCAGTCCGGCGTCGGCGCCACATCGCTGAAGTTGTTTATCTTGGTATTGATGAGCGCAATCTGGTTCCAGGTCTCACCGTTGTTGCGGCTGATGGCGAAGGCTGACTCGTCATAAAGTACTAATCCGTAATAGCCCGAGTCAACTACCCAGTCCTCGTACCACGTGTCAAGTTTCTTGACCGGGTATGAGCCGGTGAGAGCGTAGGCTATATTGCCGTCAGCCCTCCAGCCGACGAGTGCACCGCCATCATCGTAGGCTGGGCACATCGACCCAAGGCCGGCAGCGCCGGTGGTGGGCTTAAGTGCCGGATACCAGCAGGGTACGGGGCAGGTGGTCGGCGAATCGGTGAACCAGGTGGGCACAGTCGCCGTGCATGGAGAGCCACGTCGCTCGCCAGCCAGCAGCTTGCCCGAGGCGTATGTGCCGAAATAGGCGATGCTGTAGATGGACTTCTCAACTATGTTCGTATCCATCAGCGTGTACACGGTGGTATCGTCAATGCGGAAGATGCCGTCGCGCTGGTCAGTTTTAGCAGAGCCTGTATAGGCATCAAGGCTGATATAGGCGCGGCGCAGGGAAGCCGCCTGGCCCGAGAAGTCGGAAGGCAGCTCCAAATCTGCCCGGTTCAGCACGTCAATGCCGGGTGAATCGCCAGGATCCCAAGTCGAATCCTTGACCTCTACTGCTGCGAGTGCCCAGGCGAGATGAATGTTTTGATCGATGTCGCGCTGGCTGATATTGTACCAGGTGGCACCACCAGTGGCGGTGGTAGATTCGGCATAGACCACAGCCAGTGAAGCATCGCTGGGATAGGTCGGCGAGAACTTGACGGCGTAGAAGTCGCCCAGTGCGAAGGTTTGGGCCTTCCAGCCGGCGAAGCCGGTGGACGGCACCGTATAGACATCGCCGCCGCCGGCACCGTCAACGGTGCCAATAGCGATATCTCGCTTGCCGCCGTAATCCACCGAGATGTCAATGGTGCGGATGGTTTCACCTGCAGCTAGCAGTGTGGCGCCGATCTGGGTGCACTCCCACTTGCCGCCGGCATTGGTGGTGACCCACACCTCCTGTGGCGTATAGGTCAGGGCAACATCACCTTGATTTCTGTCGGTGACAATCGCCCAGAAGTTGGGGTTGTCCGGTGCAATGGCTGCCAGGTATACGTTGGGCCACCTTGTCAGCGGCGCAGGAGTTGCGATGCCATTGAGCGTCCAGAATGCGTCGGCGAAGGACGTGTACTTGGTTCCTGAGAAGCTTATGCCGCCGTTATTTGTCCAGAAGAGCGCGCTGTATACGACGCCGCCAGCCGGGACTGTCGGCAGGAGGTCGGGTAAGGCGTATCTGGCTGCAATCAGCACAGTGGCGCCGTCACCGCCAACCACCATGTCGTGTGGCGCGTATAGGCCGATGTCATTCTTCAGCGGCAGGTAGCCGGGCGTCATCGTGGTATCCCACTTGCAGACGCCGGCCTCTACTGGCGCCGGGTTCATCAGGCTGACTGGCACCACAAAGCTGGCTACCAGCAGCACGGCTGCCAGGAGGCCGAAGAATCTAGGATATTTCGTTTTCATTATACCTCCTAAGTTTTGTAAACTCCGAAAATCTCTCGAGTGTTTACTCGTGTATCCTGTCATTCTGAGCTTTCCCTCTGTCTGACTGAGCTTTCCCTCTGTCATTCTGAGCGCAGCGAAGAATCTAGATCCTTCGGTCGCTTTCGCTCCCTCAGGATGACAACTTCGCTTTCGCTCCCTCAGGACGACAAGTTAACAACAATCTCGAATCTCTTTTTCGGAGACCTTCGGCGGAAATTCGACCTGTCCGCCTCCGGTTTTATAAACCCCTTTCGGGGAAAAGTATTCACTTTTTGTTGGGTATTTGTTAAGCCTGCCCGTTCAGGCTACTCCACAGATAATCCAGAAACATTTTTCTGGGTTTAAGGCTTTATGTCCCGGAGCCAGGACGGTGTTGGTCTTGCCTCGGCTGGGCTTGCCAGCTTTGGCTTCCTTTCATCCGCATCACCTCCTTTGTTTTATAAATACTCCAATGGGCACGGATTTCTCCTTGCCTAGTACTATTGTACCACGCCTGTCAAGACCCCATACGTTGGGAAATCAAATATAAAAAATTAAAAATGCAAAATGACAAACCAAAAGTCAAAAAAGAATCCAAATGGCAGGTTTGCCAGGTTTGCACTGGATATCCGCCTCCGAAGAAGAGACAAATTTTGCATTTTTATCTGCCATTTTGATTTTTAACTTTTGATTTTTGATTTTGTTTAGTGCCGAGGCGCAATCGGAAATATGGCTGATTTTATATCACAAAAAAGTATGATTCGAGCTCATACTTTTGGCCGATAGAGCACACAAGCCCTCTTTGACGTGCCAAATCCCAAGCACTAATGGCCAAAAATGTAAAAATCAAAACGCAAAAGGCAAAATGACAAATCAAAAGTCAAAGGTAAAGGCAGACGATTAGAATGAGTCTCAATAAATCTCAATAAACCTCAACAAATCTCAGAGATTAGAGATTAGTAGAGATTGGTAGAACCTTTGCCATTTTTATTTTTAACTTTTGATTTTTGATTTTGTTTACTTAAGGTATTCTCTGAGGCGGCGGAAGAAGGCGCGGACGATGAGGATGAAGATGACGACGAAAATCAGGCCACCTATGACCAGGTACCAGGCGGAGAAAAGGCCGACTTGGAAGGGGTAGGGGGAGAGCGCCCATTCGCTTTCATTGCCGGCACCGTCAACGGCTTTGACCCGCCAGTAATACGTGCCCGGCTCTAGCTTCAGAATGCAATTCGGCTTGGTCAAGTCTGTCTTTCTCATGCCCGGCTCCAGTGGGAAGAAGTTCAGGTTGTCATCTATCTCCAGGATATAGGTGACGCCGCTGGGGTCGGCGACCTCGGTCCAGGTGAAGATGACAAGTTGGGAGCCGAACATGCCGAACCTCTGCTGCTTCTCTCCGGGAGTGATTGTGTTTGGTGCTGGTGGTGCCTCGCCTTCCAGTGGCAGGCCGTAGGTGGCGGTGTTGCCGGCCTTATCAGTGGCGGTAATCACGTGGTTATCCTTCGAGCTTTCCGGCACCTTGAACTTGTGGCTAAAGCTGCCATTCGGGTCGGTGGTTGGCGGCTTATCAGTTGGCGAGCTTGATATAGAGATATCATCGTACTTAATGGAGACCTGACTGTTGGCGGCAAAGCCGCAGCCGGTCAGCGTGACCTCTGCGCCGATCTCGGGATGTGCGGGTTCAAGGCTGATTTTTGGGCTAACCTGGAGGCTGGCGATGATATCTCCGGTGTACACATTTTCCACAGTAGCCTTGAGCTCGTGCTTGCCGGCGATGGTATTGGGGATGGCGAACTCGGCGCTGAAGCTGCCCACCTCGTTAGTGCTGATGGCAAGCGCCGTGTCTTGACCATCGAAGCTCAGCTTAACCTCTTTTTTATTAGCCGGGAAGCCGGTGCCGTTGATGGCGACCTTAGCGCCAGGTGAGCCTGGCGATGGGCTCACCTTTATGTCCGGCAGCACCGTGAAGGCGAAGCCATAGGGGGCATCGGGGCGCCGGAAGCGCCGGTACTGGACATAATTGGTGCCGTAGGCAGCCTCTGGCACAGTAAAAGTAACCGTCACCGTTGTGGTGGTTCCAGGGAATTCACCCTTAGTCAGCTCAATGTAGTCAGTGCTCTCCGCGCTGATGGCCGTCTTGCTCCACACTACCGTATAGGGCCCACCTATCTGCTGGGAGCCAGCGTCTATGGTAATGGTTGCTGTGGAGCCGACTCTACCCGAGGTGTCCGATTTTTCCCCCACGACCGTGGGGCAAACATTGTCCACTCAGCCGGTGGCTTTGACTGCGGTCGGCATCAGCGCCATTGCCAGCATTAAAATCAGGCCGACATAACCTATAAACCTCATGCTTTAGATTTTATACCCCTCTGCCTGAGCCTTGTCAAGTTTAAGGCTGACCTCCAATGTAGGGACAGACCTTCAGGTCTGTCCGCCTGTCCACCTCGGACAGGACTACATTCTTGAGAAATCCCAAATCCCAAGTTCCAAATACCAAACAAACCCCAAGCACCAAATTCCAATGACCTAAACAAAATTTAACTGTCATTGCGAGGAGCGAGAGCGACGTGGCAATCTCGGATTAAATGCAAAGATCAAAGAGCAAAAGTCAAAATTACAAATCAAAAGTCAAAAAAGAATCCAAATGGTGAGTTTGTACTGGATGTCCGCCTCCGAAGAAGAGATAAATTTTGCATTTTTATCTGTCTTTTTGATTTTTAACTTTTGATTTTTGATTTTGTTTGAGATCTAGAGATTGAAATTTGGGATTTCCCCCCTGGGGTGAGGGCCAAAATGCGACAAAATCACCTTGAATAAATAGAACATTAGTGCTAGTATTGCCCTGTTATGGTTGGCAGTGAACTCGACTTGTTGCCTGATGAAATCGACTGGCGGGATGCGGGCTGTGAGGTCTTTCCATCGTGTCTGAATTGTCCGCTGCCGAGATGTGTGGAGGAGGAGCCGAGAGGACAGCAGCGGCTGAGGTTAGCGGCGCGGAACAGGCGGATGGTGGAGCTCAGGCAGAGCGGCAAAAGCGTCAGGGACATAGCCGGGCTTTTCGGCGTCAGCCAGAGAACCGTGGAAAGAGCCCTAGAAAATCAAAAATCAAAACGCAAAAGGCAAAATGACAAGTCAAAAGTCAAAAAATGTTCCCTATCCCTTGAAGGGAGAGGGTCAGGGTGAGGGTGAATTTTTGCATTTTTATCTGACATTTTTATTTTTAACTTTTTATTTTTGATTTTGTTTGTGGTGCTTGGGATTTAGGATTTAATGATAATCAGATGACAAATTTTAACCCGCAATCACTATCCCAGCTCGACCGCACCAGGCTATCCGATTACAAGGCCAACCTGGACTTCTATAACGGCGAGCAGTGGCCAGAGCGAAGCAAGCACCGCCAGCTCGTCTTTAACTACGCCAAAATCGCCATAGACAAGCTAACCAGCTACCTGATGGAAGGACTTAACTTCGCCTGCGAGCCCATAGAAAATCAAACATCAAACATCAAAAATCAAAAAGACATAGCACGGTCCGCAGAGCAGGTTATCTATCAGGTCTACAACGGCAGTAACCTGCAGGAGCTTGACTACGAGACCGAGGTGGATGCCGCCATCTTAGGCGACGGCTGCTATAAGGTTACCTGGGATGCCCAGGAAAAGCGCATCAGGGTTACCAGCCCCGATGTGAGCGGATTGTATGCCTGGTGGCTTGGAGACGACCTGTCAAAGGTCTGGCGAGTCGCATCACGCTACACGCTAACGCAAGAGGAGCTTGAGCAGCTTTATGCTCGAAAGACAGACAAGAAATCAGTCACCATCACCGAGCTGTGGACGGCCAAGCAGTTCACGCTCTTTATGGACAACGACACCATCGAGGACAAGCCGAACCCCTACGGCTTTATCCCCTTTGTCATCTTCCCCAACTTAAGGCAGCCGAAGCACTTCTGGGGCACCTCCGATATACCCCAGCTTAAGCAGTCGCAGCGAGAGCTTAATAGAGCGCTATCCCAGCTATCCCGCATCCTCGAGGTCTCAGGCAACCCCATCGCCGTCTTAGAGGGGGTTACATCGGCCGAGGAAATCAAAGTAGCCCCGGGCCAGGTCTGGACGATACCCGAGGACGCCAAAGCCTATCTGCTTGACTTGCTGGCCGGCGGTGGCATCAGGCTTCACGTCGACTATATCGACATGATTTACCGCTGCCTCCATGACATTTCGGAATCCCCCAGGGCAGCCTATGGCGGCATCGAAAGAGAGCTGTCAGGCGTAGCCCTGGAGGTGGAGCTGCAGAGCTTACTCCAGAAGGTCAGGAGAAAGCGAACCATACGCACCGCAGCCTACAGCAGACGCAGCCAGATGATTCTAGCTTTACATAAACAGTTTGCGAGGCAAGACCTAACCAATGTCAGCACCCGCATTATCTGGGGCACAGTGCTGCCTCAGGACAAAGCCCGCCTGGCCCAGAACGAGCAGCTCTTCGTCCAGTCAGGCGTTCACGCCAGGCGGACGGCTATGGACGAGCTGGGCATCAGAGACCCAGACGCCGAGTTTGCCCGGTGGTTAGAGGAGAGGCGTCAAATCCTGGAAATGAATCGGCAGGAATCGGCACGATCCACCCGCGGCGGCGAGCGAGAGAGAGCTACAGCCGCCGAAATGGAGAACGAGCCTTTAACTGAATAAAGCCAAAGGAGAAATTACATTGGCAGATGAACCCAAAGACCAAATCGAAAACGAAACCCCAACCAAAGAGGACTACGCAGCCATCAAGCTCGAGCTTGAAGCCGAAAGGCAGAAAGCGCAAACCATGGTGTCAGAGGCTACTCAGGCGCTAACCGAAAAGGTAGCTACCCTAGAGGCGCAGGTAACCACCTACGCCACCGATGCACAGGCGCTCCAGGAGAAGCTTGACCTGGTCAACAAAGACTTCGAAGGCGCCAAGGCAGCCTACGCCTATGCTTTAGAGGACTTTAAGCAGATGGCAGCCAGCGCTAACCCGCTCATACCTCCGGAGGTTATCTCTGGCACAACCGTTGAGGAAGTCAAGGCATCCCTCGCCCGAGCCAATAAGCTGGTATTAAGCGTCCAGGAGTCTTTAGCCAAGCAGGCAGCAGCCGCCGTAGTCCCTGCAGGTGCGCCGGTCCGCAGCCCCGCCAGCACGGAAGGACTGAGCACCAAAGAGAAAATAAACCTCGGCCTGGAACAGGCCAAGAAAAAGAAGGAGAGTTAACCTATGGCAACTACACTATCAGAAGCAGCTAAACTTTCTAATGATGTCTTACTTCAAGGCGTCATTGAAACCATCGTCAAGGAAAGCCCTATCCTCCAGTTTATGCCCTTTACGGAGATAGTCGGCAATGCCTTGACCTATAACAGGGAGAAAGCGCTCCCCGCAGCCGAATGGCACGCCGCAAATGACGACTGGGTAACCAGCCCAGCCATCACCTTCGACCAGCTCACCGCTACCTTGAAAATCCTGGGGCAGAACGCTGATGTGGACAACTACATCAAGCAGACCCGCTCCAATGTCCAGGACATCGAGGCAGCCATCGTTGAGCTGACCGCCAAGGCAATCAGGCACGAGTTCGAGAAGGAGTTTCTCTACGGCTCGATTACCGACTATCTCGGCATCACCGGCGACGCGAACAAGTTCGACGGCTTAATCAAGCTAATACTCACCGGCACGGCATCAAACCAGGTGATCGCTGCTGGAGCCACTGGCGCCACGCTTACGCTGGCCATGCTTGACCAGCTCATAGACGCAGTACTCGGTCAGAAGCCGGACCTGCTCTTGATGAGCCGCAGAAGCCGCAGGAAGATAAACGCCCTGTCCAGAGCTGCCGGCTCTAACCTTGAGGTCGGCACCGGCAAGCTGGGAGAGTTCGTCCAGCTCTACAACGGCATACCCATCGGCATCAACGACTGGATACTGGATACCCACACGCTGGTCGGCAGCGTCGAGACAGCTATCACCGGCGACGTATGCTCCACCATCTATGCGCTGTGCTTTGGTGAGGGAGCTGTGTGCGGTATCACCGGCCCAGGCGGACTTATCGTAGAGCCGATCGGCGCCATGGAGACGAAGGACGCCGCCAGGACACGCATCAAGTGGTACTGCGGTGTGGCCGACTTCTCCCTGGTCAAGCGAGCCGCCCTAATCGGAGTCAAGGACTAAAAACACAACATATTGTGGTACTTTTTGACCGCAACATGTAGTAGGAAAGGAGAGTAAACCATGGCATTTGCAGACCCAGGCATAAGCAGACAAATCCTAGCTTCAGGCGTGGGCCCAGAAGCCCCCACGGTGACGCTGGCCGAGGCGTGCAAGCGAGGTGACGTCTTAGGCTATAGCGCAGGCTGGAAAAGAGCGCTGGCAACTGTCGGCACCGCCATCAAAGGCTTGGTCGTAGCGCTGGCAGACGGAGCTATCGGTGACGTGATACCCGTATCCCAAAGCCCCATAGTCGGCGGGTATACAGGCGCTACCCCAGGTGGCTATGTCTACGTGGCCGAAGGCACGGACAACGGCAAAATCACGCAGACAGCGCCATCGACTGCAGGCGACATCTGCAACCGAATCGGCATCGCACTGAGCGCTACCGAGGTGGCTTTCTCGTTAGGAAGCATAATCCCGCCATCGGCAGCCATCGCCGACGCCCCAGCAGGGGGCACAGGTGCTACCGCGGGAGCTTATGATAGCGCCGCCAACCGAGACCTGATGATAGCGGCAATCAACGCCATCATCGCCGCGCTCGAAGCCCACGGCATCGTACTGAAAGACTAGCCAGGCTAATTAACCGCCTAACAGAGGTGCCCATCCCCTGTTAGGGCTTCACCTCCTTGATATAGGTGGGGGGAGAAGCGGCAGGATTACCTACTGCGACAGCTTCACCCCCCACCACACACCCATTACGCATCACGCATTACGGGAAAAAGAGGGGATAAAGGAGAAAGATGACGCTAACCGACATGAGAGCCCTGGTCAGGATAGACCTTAAGGACACCGTACCCGGCAGCTACCGGTGGACAGACGACGACCTCGACAGAGCCATTAGCCGAGCCGTTGAGGAGTACTCCAAGCATCACCCAAACCCGCAGAAAAGCACCCTCGCCACCACCGACGGCAGCCGAGATATAGACATCGCCACACTAACCAGCCGTATCACAGTTGATAAGGTAGAGTTCCCGGTGGGAGAGACCCCCAAGGCCTTTGAGGACTTCACCATCTACCAGGACACGCTAACCTTAAAGGATACAGACGGCGATGGCACAAACTGCTACATCTACTGGGGCAAGATGCACACGCTTGGCGCCAGCTCTACCATAGAAACCAAAGACGAGCATCTAATCGCGCTGGGAGCTTGTGCCTTTGCCCTCGAAGCCTACGCCGACTACACGCTGGCAGAGAAGGTGCAGGCAGCCTTAGAGGCAGCCAAGGCAGCCTTAGACAAGGTAACAGGCCAGGTAACCGATGCCGAGACGGCGCTAACCGCCGCCGCAGCCGTAGCCGCGGACATCGCTACCCAGCTCAACGATGCTACTTCTCAGCTAACCAGCGCCGCCACAGCCATAGCCGCTGCTATCGCCACCGGTGCCGGCTCGATAGACCAGGCCATAGCCGGCTACTTAACCAGCGCGCAGACCAGGATCGATGCTGCAGTAACCAACATCACCAGCGCTAACACCGCCATCGGCAACATAGCCGCCAGGCTTACGCAGGCAGCCGCCGATTTAACCAGTGGTGACGACTACATGGATACAGCCAATACAGGCGAGGACGTCGCCGGCCACTGGGCGGAGTATGCTGGCAGAGAGGTTGAAATCGCTCAGGGCTATAACCGAGAGGCAGACGGCTATCTATCAGAAGCAGCTCAGAACCTCGACGGTGCCAGAGCACAGCTGGGCATGGCAGCAGAGCTTGACAAGAAGCGTGACGCTCATATCGCTGCCGGCGGCAGATATGTAGACGTAGCTGGCGGTTATATCAGCCAGGCCTCAGAGCTCAACAAGAAGCGCCAGGCATATCTGGATACTGCCAGACACTACATAGCTTCCACATTCTCATTCATTCAGGAAGCAGGACAGCATCAGAGAAATGCCAATCAGTACCAGGACAACTCAAAAGCCCTGGCGAATCAGGCCAAGACCAAGCTGGCTAAGTTCCTGAAGGAGCTAAGGCCAGACTCAATACAAAGGAGACTTAAGTTCTCAACATTCACCGCAGAGGAGTAATGACATGACAAAATCAAAAATCGAACAAGGACTACCCAAGACCAAGGACGGCTTGCCATGGCAGGCGTATGCCATCGTTGGCGATAAGGAAGATACTGAGACGTGGAAGCTGCCGCATCACACCAAGGCCATCTTCAGAGCCATCAAGGGCAAGATTGGCCATTACAAGACCACCGACTGGGAGCATTGCTCAGCAGCCGTGGCAGCGCTAAGCCGTGGAGGCTTTAGGGGCAAGCGGGTAGAGGCTACCGAGCAGCAGATACTCGACGCCGCCAAGCACCTGATGCGGCATTACACGGAAAACGGTAAGCCAGTACCCGATACGCTGGCCGCCCTGGTCGAGTAATAAAAATCAAAAATCAAACATCAAAAATCAAAGGTTAAGGAGAAACGAAAATGTTACAAAGATTCATGGACGGCAAAAAGAAGTACAGCGCCCTTATCATCACCCTGCTGGCGACCATGATCCCCCTCTTTATCCAGGAGCCAGAGGCGCAGAAAACCTTTATGGACATGGTGCCTTCCCTGGCAGCAGTCTTTGCAGGCATCTTCTACATCGTAACCCAGGGAGGCATCGACAAGGAGAAGGAGAAAGTCAAGGAAGCCCAGGCGCAGGCAGCCGTTGTTATGAATGGTACTCAGAACGGAGCACAAGCCCAGCCAGCGCCCGCACAGCAAGAAATTCAGCCTATAGCCGACAGTCGACAGTCGACAGCCGACAGCCGACTGTCTGAACCCCTTGACATCAAGCTACTCCACGAGCGAGTGCTGAACGATACCGCAGCCCACTATACTGAGCAGAACCCGGCCACGGTATTCAGTGAGGCGAAAGAAAAAGGGAGCGTTACCACCTGCCAGAACATAGGTCAAGCAAAGGACTACTGGGATTACCTGGTAACGCTATCATACGACGCCGAGCAGTACGTTAAGGAAGCCACCGGCGCGGGTACTTCCAAGGGGGGATGCAAGGTGCGCTCCCCAGAGCACGTAATGGCTCAGCTCGAGGTATCGAAGACCATCAGGTGCAGAGACCTTGTTTATACGCTGGCGCAGACCAGCATCGACTGGAAAAGAAAGCTCAGCCCCAATGACACGCTGTATCACGTCGGCGTGCTAGCTGAGGAGCTGCTGAAATACGGAGATTGATAGAGACTGATAGAGATTAATCTCCAAATCTCAATTTAGTCTCAAGGTCTCAAATCTTAACAAAGGAGAAAACAATGTGGTTTTGGGATATCTTTAAGACAAACACCGAGCTTATCAAGCTGCGCGCTCGTGTCAAGGAGCTGGAAGCGCAGCTCGTTCCGCCGGCAGCCCCTACCGTTAAAGGCACCATCAGTGCTTCGGTTATCGAGCGCCTTTACGCTGAAATCTTCCCCAGGCAAAAGGACGCCATCTATATCTCTGATTCTGTCTTTGAGATCACGGCCATCGACGAGCTTCGCCGATTTGTGGCGTGGGACAATGCCAACATCTTCAAATATACCTCGGAGTACCACGACTGCGACGACTTCGCCCTGGCGCTGGCCGGTGATTTTGCCAAATTCCCAGGATGGTCGGGCTTTCCCGTAACCTTTATGTGGGGCAGCTATTACGGCGGCCATGCCTTCTGCACCGCTGTAGCCTGGCCTTCGTTCAAAGACAGAACCCCGAGAGTCTATTTTATAGAGCCTCAGAACGACTGGGAGATAGCCCCTGAATCCGTACAAGGCACTGAGCTGTGGCTGCTGCCAATGAGGATGATGGTCTTTTTTCCCGTGTCAACCTCAATGAGCAAGTCAGGAGTGATCCACTAGCTTTTGACTTTTGATATTTGATTTTTGATTTATCATGAGAACTCTATCCGACGCACTACTCTCAGCGCAGAAAGGTGAAAAAAGGAAGCCTATAGTGAAGCTAGAGGTGCAGGCTTACGGCCACCCAGCTCAATCCTCGAGCATCCAGTGGGAAGCCTTCGGTTGGCAGCGCTTCTATTCAGGCGCAGAGGCCAAAGAATCCCACGGCCTGAGCATGCCCGGAGACGGCTCGCTGATCAGAATCCGGAAGTCAGGCGCCAACCTATACCTCTCCAGGGTAACCAGTCCTGGCCCAGCATCGGACTACTCTCTCTGGGGAGGCTCTTTCGGTGGCGTCGCTGCTAATGCCAAAGTAGCCATTTCAGCCCTGGCAGCCGAGGTTATCGTAGTCTCCTGTGATGCTTCAACCCTATGGCGCAGGCAGTCGGCAGACAATGGCGCCACCTGGGCAGCCTGGGCACAGATGGCCAACACCCGCCCCTGTGAGCGAGGCATAGCCGTAGCCTACAAGCCTAACGGCGATTGCGTTATCGTGCACGCCTCAGATATCAATGACCCCACCAGCCTATACCTCCAAAAGAGGACTGGTGGTGTATGGAGCGGTGGCTTAGGCCAGCGAGGTGGAGACTGGGAGATTGAGGACTTAAGCCTCTACTACGACGGCGACTGGAATATCATCGCCCTGGTACAGGAGGGGAGCTATATCTCAGTAGTCAGAATGGTCTACGGAGACGGCTACAAAGTAGCCGCCGGCACCTGGGCAACCGATGTCAAAATAGGCTTAGGCAGAGCCAGGGTAGATGTTGCCGCTCAGGTAAGGCTAAGGCAGTTCAAGACCGGCTGGCCGGTGGGCTATAGCCGAATGACCCAGGAGCAGAAAAGCGCCTGGAGCCGGCAGGTAAAGAGCAGCACCTACTGGGAGAGGCATCAAGCCGTGCTCGAAGCCCTGGCCGGTGAAACGCTGGACGTCTCGGGTCCCTATCTGGTTAAGCCATCCACTTACCCCGCGCTGTTATCCCTGGCCAGACAGAACCAGCCCTGGCTATTCAGATTGAAGCCAGGCACAGACTTCATTGACTACAACTGGAATAAAGCCAGCTACATTGACACTTCCGCCTCAAGAGGCATAGCCCTAGCCGTAGACCCATCAGCCACCTACATCTGGGCGACCCAGCCTAATGAAGTCTGGAGAAGTGAGCTCCCGAGCTCCTGGACGCCCCCCACCGCCGGCTCAGGTGCTGGTGACAAAATCACCATCCCAATCTCTAAAATCTTCAACATCACCGAGTCCATAGACCCGGAGCAGCCGTCAGAGCTGGTGGTAGAGCTGAACAACAAAGACGGTACTTACAACACACCTGGCACAGCCCCCATCGCTGAAATCAAGCGGGGAGCCAGAGCCAACCTTCACCTCGGCTGCAAGGTGGGAGCCACCGACTACGTATCCGAGGCAGCCAGGTATTTCATTGAAGCGATGGAGTACTCCCGTGATAGCAACAAGGCATTCTTTATCATGCACTGCACCGACGCCTGGGGGTTGCTGGAGCGCTATCAGTTCAACAAGCCCGTGGAGTGGAATGTCAGCTCAGACGAATTTACTGCCTATGCCCTAATAGGCAAGGTAATGCAGTCGGTAGGGGGCACGCTGGGGTACAAGTCACGGAGCGGCCTGATTACCAGCCTTTATCCCAAGCTAGAGGTAGGCGCTGGGGAGAGCGCCGCCAGCGTCTTAAGAAGGCTGCTTAACCTCGTGCCAGACGTAATCTACTTCTTCGGCCTGGACGGTTACATCGTCTACCCCCAGCAAGGAGACGCCCATGTTTATAGCTACCACTTCGAATAACAAATCAAAAATCAAAAATCAAGGGTCAAAACGGCAATGCAAAATGTAAAAATTTTGAATTTTAACTTGAACTTTTGCATTTTGACTTTTGATATTTAAATTTTGTTGAAAGGAGAGTTAAATGTCATTCTTAAATGTCGCAAACAACGCCTCAAGCATCCTGGCCGCAGGCATATCAGCCGGGGACACCAGCTTAACCGTGGCGGCAGGAGAGGGGGCGCGCTTCCCCGCCTCGAACTTCCACATCACCATCGAGGACGAAATCTTGCTCTGCACCACCAGAACAGGCGACGTGCTTACGGTCACCAGGGCGCAGGAAGGCACAGCCGCCGCCGCCCATGCTGCAGCTAAAGCCGTGCGCCTGAACATCACCGCCGCCATCATCCAGGAGCTGCAGAACAAGCCCGCCTTTAGAGCTTATAATAACGTCGTCCAGTCCATACCAACAGGCACACCTTTTACAAAGGTACAGTACCCCCTCATATCCTTCGACACTCACGGCGGCTATGACGAGGCCAACCACCGCTACGTGGCCCCGGAAGACGGCTACTACGTTATAGTCGGCTCTTGTGGACTCGTAAACCTGGGCGACGGAAAAAGACTAGCATTAATGCTGTATAAGAACGGCGTCGAGATAGCCCGCCTTTTTGACGTGGTGGTGGGAGGCGTGGCAGCCTGTGCTGGCGCTGGCTCAGCCATCCTCCAGCTCAGCAAAAACGACTATATCGAGATTTTTATCTACCACGACAACGGCACAGCCTTAGGCACTTTAAATCCATATGAATACTGCCAGGTCTTTTCAGCCTGTAAGCTAACCTGATATGTTTAATCTCTATCTGTTCAACGAACCCCTCTACAACGTCGACGTTCCCTTCTCAGGCTTCCATGTTATCCTGGACGGCCAGTACATCACCGAGACGCCGGAGGTCAACCGAGCCTACATCATCGGCAAAGACGCAAATGGCAACCCCGTCTATGGAACCGCAAGCGAGGCAGCAGAGATTGCCCTGGTAGGTGAGAGGCTAGACTTCCAGCAGGAGCTAGCCATCCCCACCGAGGCTCTAGCCTCGTCTGTGGCCCAAGCCATGCTAGCCAAGATGAGGCTCACCACAAAGCGGGGGGTCATACTAATACCGCCGAACTGTGGCCAGGAGCTATTCGATGTAGTCGAAATCACGGATAGCGTAGCCAATCAGGCAGCTATCAAGTTCCGTGTAGTCGGGCTTAGGTTCGAGTTCAACCCCAGGGAAGCCCGCTACCAGCACAGACTCATTCTAGGGGCACCTTAA